CTGGCGTGTATGTCACGTCCACCCATGCACGGCGCGAGAGTTGCGCCCCCGGCGTCAAGCTCGTTGTCCATGCAAGCAGTTTTGACCTGGCGAAACTCTCAAGCAGTCCCATCTATATCACTTCCTCTTTTCGATGTGTCCAAGTTGGACACATTAACGGCTCCACGGCGGGCTGAAAATACTTTGTGGCGTTGGTATGTCCGGGCATGTCAGCGTCAAGCCTGCCGGGAAAACGGTCAAGTCCTGGTATTCTGGATTGGCTTCAAGCAGCACATGCATGTACCGCTCGTTGCCATACATCTTGTACGATACAAAATCCCATTGGTCGCCCTGCACGGTCTTGTAAGTCTTAGTCATAAGCTAATCTCCTTTGACGTGCCTGCACCCGCTGCATCATTTGCGGCAGCTGGCTCTCAAACTCTCGTTTTGCTTTTTCAAGCTGCTGTTGTATTGCCGCAACTACGCCCGGATCTGCATTTCCCTCGACCGTAATACTCGGGTTGAATGAAAGCGAAACCGGCGCGTTATTTACAGACGGCGCGGTAACGACCTGTGTCGTTTGCTCGCTTGCTTGTGGTGCCGTCGCCTCGATGACCGTGTTCTGCATTGCTACCGCTGGCGCGGCTGCCTGTGTGGCCGCCTGCATCTGTGGCGCTACGTTCTTACGGTTCGCGATCTGTGGCAACGTGCCCAGTCTCTCGCCCGCCTGCATCCACAGCGATATAGCACGCTGGGACCCGTCAAGCGGGATAGCGGCCTCTGCCGAGTCCTCGGCAAAAGTCGTGAGGAAAGCGCCTTTTTCATAGATGCCGCCTTTTGCGTTCTCCGAAACGTCTGCTGCAGCCGCCGCACTGCTATCGCCGCCCTTGACGAAATTAACCACGGCGTTGATTGGCGATGAGAATATCGACTTGAGGTTTTCCCACTTGCTCTGCACTTCCGCAACGCCTTGGTCAACGATGCTCAAGACGCTATCTATGACGCCCTGCACCGTGCTTACGATTGCGTTCCATGCCGCATCTGCCGCCGCCTGGATGGCAGCCCACGCCGCTGAGGCTACGCTCTCCACATACTCCACGTAGTAGGCGATAGTGTCGAGTACTGTCGTGACGACAGACATGATTGCAGCCCACACAGCTGCAGCTGTAGCCTGCACCTGCTCCCATGCGGCATTGATCACCGCACCAGCATAAGTCATATATGCATTGATGGTGTCGAGCACGGTTGTGACGGCCGTGCTGATGGCCGTCCATGCCATCTCTGCTGCCATCTGTATCGTCTGCCACACGTATGTAGCCGCATATTCCAGCTGATTTAGCCCCATAATAAACGCATCAATGACCGGCACTATTATAGGCTCTAGTGCCGCCCAAGCTGTCTGTATGGCTGCCACAATGGCCTGCCATACCGCCGACGCCACAGCCACCAAGCCCTGCCAGATGGCCGCCGCCGTGTTAGCTATGGCCTGCCATACGCTCGCGGCCACCGTGGCGACTGTCGTTATGATGGCACCGATGACTGACATCGCCGCCTGCACTACGCTCGTGACAACGCTCATAATGACTTGTACGCCCGCCGCAATGTATCCCCATGCTGTCAGCACGGCCGTTACGTAGGCCGTCCAAATCGCCTGCATAATGCCAACCGCGATATTTACGGCCGCTACGATGGCGTTCCATACACCCATAGCTACCGTCGCCAGCCCGCGCAGCACCATGGCGATTCCCTGGATTGCCGCGAAAATAACGAGGCTCACCACTACAAAGGCCGCTTTTGCCGCGTAGGTGATGACTGTCCAAATGGCGTTAAATACTGGCGTAAGTGCCGTAACGATGGCCATGATGACGCTCACGGCCGTCTGCACGACGCTCACGACAGTCTGCCATACTGCCGACGCCACGGACACCAAGCCCTGCCAGATGGCCGCGCCGATGGTTGCGATTATGCTCACCACCGCTATGACTGCATTGACTGCCGCACTCACGATAACTACGATGCCAGCCCAAACCGCAGACGCGCCCGTCATGATGAGTGACCACGCGCCGCCCGCGACGGCCACGATGCCGTTAAAGATTGCACCTAGTACAGTACCAAGCACCGACACGATTGTAATAACGGCGCTGATCGTGCCCGATACCACGGCGATGACGCCGCGAATAACGGCCGCGATGATTTTGAACTCTGTCACCCATATCGTCTTGATGACGGTGACGACGCCGATGAGTATCGGCACGATATAGCCGAAGGCGCTCATCACGCTCGGGCCAATGCTCGCCCATATACCTTTGAGGAACTCTACGCCTTCTTTTACGACACTCTTTATTCCTTCCCATGCTGCCGCAATAACCGGCGCGATTGCCGCCCAAATCTCCGCCGCCGCAGACTTGATTTCCTGCCATGCGGCGATTACCGCATCATGGAAAGTCTGATTTGTGTTAAACAGGTAAACCATAGCGCCAATGAGTGCCATGATAGCCAGCACGACCAAGGCCACAGGATTGGCGCTCATGACAGCATTAAATGCCGCCTGCGCCACAGCCGCTATACGTGCCGCTGCGGCCTGCGCTTTTAACGCCACACTTTGCAGCAGTGTTGCCTGCATGCCCGCCTCGGTAGTCATCTGCAGTAATGCCATCGTTGACCGAAATGCTTCAAAGGCCGTTATCACCGCATTGAGTGCCAGGCCAGCTATAACGATGCCCGCAATGGCAGCAGCTACGCCGAGCGCGGCCGCAGTCAGCGTTTGATGCGCCTGTGCCCAGCTCGCCACGCCGCCCACGGCACTGGCCAGCCCCGACGCGGCCGCTGCAAGGGATGGCAGAAAAATCTGCCCTACCGAAATGGATAGTCCTTCGATGGCAGATTTTAACTGTATTGCTCCTCCCTTTGCGTTGTCCTGCATCGTGCCAGCCATGCGGGCAGCTGCACCGTCCGCGTTATTGACCGCATTGACAAGCGTGTCGAAATCGCTATCTGACGCATTGACGATGGCAAGAAAACCGCTCATTGCTTCCTGCCCGGCGATGCTCGAGGCCGTTTCTGCCTTTTCTGCTTCGGACATGCCCGCGAACTTTTGCCGCAGCTCCAGCATTGTCTGCATGAAAGGTTTCATTGTTCCGTCCGCATTTGTCACGCTGATGCCTAGCCGCTCCATTGCCATGCCTGCTTCTTTTGGAGGGTCCACAAGCCGCGTCATGATTGCTCTGAGTGACGTGCCTGCCTGTTCGCCTTTGATACCTGCATTCGCCATGATGCCCGTGGCGACAGATACATCCTCTAAGCTATACCCCAATGCGCCCGCGAGCGAGCCGACGTATTTGAACGTCTCGCCCATCATGGACACGTTGGTGTTTGCGTTGGTTGACGTGGCCGCCATGACGTCGGCCATGTGGCTCGCCTGGTCTGCTGACATGCCGAATGCCGTCAAATCGTCCGAGACAATATCCGACACACGCGCGAGGTCTTCGCCTGACGCCGCTGCAAGGTCGAGCAGTCCAGGCATGCCTGCAATAATCTGGTCTGTTTTCCAGCCCGCCATGCCTAGATATGTCATAGCCTCGGCCGCCTGTGTCGCTGAGAACTGCGTCGTAGCTCCCAGCTTTTGCGCTGTTGCCGAAAGCCGCTCCATATCATCATTTGACGAGTTGGTAATAGCTTTGACCTTGCTCATCGCCGCCTCGAAGTTTGCCGCCGTGGCGACCATTCCCGCTACCGGCAGCGCAGCGATGGCTGTCGTCTGCGCAGCCCCGCCCAGGCGGCTCCTCGCATTGCTGAAAGCCGCATCTGCTTTTTCTTTGGCTGCCTGCGCAGACAATAGCTGCCCGCGCCGCTCGGTCATTGCATTGATGCGAGCCTGCAAGGCCGCAATGCGTGCATACGATGCTTCTCTCACGGCACCCGTTCCGCGCATCTCGGCCGATGCCGCCCGCTGCGCCTCGCGCATCTCGCGGTTGACGTTGCTGATCTGGCTCCGCAGGTTGCTTGCTTCGCGTGCGGCCGCCCGCATCGACGACCCTACAGAACCGTCAAGCTGGCCGCGAATTTGCAAAGCGAGCTCCATAATGCGTCCGGCCATACGCTCACCTCTCTTTCATCGCATCATTTTCCCGTTTAATCTCTGAATTGATGACGCTCAGCCAATCGTAAAAATCAAGAATAGGCTGGTCGAGAAACCAGCCTATCGGTGTGCTTGTATATTTTGACATGCGCACCGCTGACAATCGCAGATTCTTTACTGAGCCGACCCGAGTAAAAAATGCTGGGCCATCATGCAAGCAGTGTTGAAATCCTGGCCTTTGAGGCCGAGGATGTCGTCATACTTTACCTTTGCTGCGGCTGCTGCCACATGTGCCTGGTAAACCATCGACAAAGCCGGTACCGCGATAGTCGGGTCCTGCTTTTTAGCCTGTTTCTCACAGGCCAGCAGCGTATAGCCGTTGAGCCCATCGAAATCAAAAACTAACGTCGTTGCACCATTTGGCAGAGCGTTCTGTAACTCGAGCGTGTTTTTCTCGTCGATTACTTCAATCTCTGCCGGTACCTGCTTGTTTTCTGCCATTGTTTTTATCCTCCTCTATGGATTACATGCCCAGATTGGCGCGAATCGGTGCCATGATGTCGTTGCCGTTGATAACGCACTTATAACCGTACTTATCAATCTCGGCCAGCGTCTTGCCGGACATCTCCTCTTTAACATAATGCACCTCGATGACCGTTTCGGCGTCGCTCGTACTGCCAGCCTCGAGTGAGCCCGGTTTATGGCTCTTGATGCGGCCGCGCATTGCTACGCGGAACTGGTCGTGAGTGTACTGCGACTCGCCACCGTCAAAGCCCTGCACGTCGGCGTAGGCTTCGATGCTGATAGCCTCGCCGCCAAAGAGCTGCGCATTGTCAACAGTCGGCACCTGCCAGCTGATCGTGCATTCCATGCTGTCGAAATGCCCCTGAATCGGGGCTTCGATTTTGCCGGCCAGT